CGACTCGATCCCAACGGAGCGGTGTCTTCAGGTAACGTTTGTCCTCCGGATACCCGCTGCAAATGTAAGCCGCGACCGGGGCGCCGTGCTGGTCAAACTCGATTCCTTCGACGCGGTTTTCAGTGTCCGGCGTTCCATTCGGGTTCGAGACCCGATCAGTTTCGATCAACTGCAGGCGTGTGCTGAAAATGGTTCCAGGCCGCTCCACCCAGGGTGTAGCCAAAAAGCAGTCGCCGCCGGTGAGCGCGGAAACCAGCGCCAAGGCCTGCAACTGGTAGTGATTCAATGTCGACTCCGCATCGCACTCCCGCGGATCGATCGCATACAGCTCCCACTCCCTCTGTAGCTGCGCGTTCAGGGCATCGCCTTCTTCCTCGGTGAGCTCAAGAGCCTCATGATCAACCTGCGGCCGGCAGATCAGCCCGGTACCGACGATGTTGGTGCGCGAGCGAACGATCGCCGCTCGAGCGATCAGGTGATTGCGCATCGCATCGCGGGAACGGGCCACCAGTACCTTCCGCTCCGGGGCGCTTAGGTCACGATTCGGGCTGCCCAGGAAGGGCAGCCAACTGGCCATGCTGCGAAGCATGCGAGAGGCGCCCCGCCAGCGTGTTTCACTCCCACCGCCGCCACCTTGTGCCCTGGGCTGGCTTTTGACGAGATTGGAAACAACGCGCGCGGCCTCTTGCACCACCTTCTCCTCTGGGGTGGAGCGCGTAAACCAGGACATATCAAATGCTCATGTAGGAGATGCGGTTGCGACCGCGTTTCTTTTGCTGCTCGGCTTGCACCTGGGCGCTGTAATCTTTTTCCAGTTTCCTGAGCATGCCCAGGTCCGCCCGGGTGACCTGCCGATCGCCATAACGAACGCTTTGCCCCCCTTTGAGAACCTTGGCGATCGCTGCCTGGACGGAAGCCAGTTGCTCTTGTGCTTGTGTCATTGAATTCATCCTCGTACCCGACTGCGGGTTCCGCGTTGTGCTCTTGGCCGCCGGGCACCGGCAAGAATTTCTAGGTCCAGACCGAAGCGATGCTGGCTGATGCGAAGGGCTGCCAGGGCATACACGAAGCAGTCGAGCGCTTCGTTTCGACGACCTTTTGCAGTCCAGCGATAGATGCGCTGCCCTTTCTCGATCTTCAGTTCTTTGGTTTCGGCGGTGAGTTGCTTCAGCTCGTCCTCTCCGCAAATGTCATCATTGGCGGGAAGGTGGATACAGCCCGGTACCGCTGTGCCGGAGGTGTCCGGCTGCAAACGCAGGCGGCTGTAGATCAGCTCCTTGGCGTTTTCAGTACCGACCTCGGTGAGGAACACCTTTTTGGCATTTCGAGTTTTCGGCCAGTTGGCAATCGGCTTGCCTGGTTTGTTGGCGCCTTTCAATGGGATGACCCACATGTCCCCATGCTTGCGACTTTCAGCGTAAACCTCATCGGTGTAGTGGCCGCCGGAGTCCCAGCCCCAACGCTCGACGCGCATTTTCGAACCATCATCCTTGACATACTGCTGGTGGATCTTGAGCCCAACCTTGCGCCGGAGCTCCTCACTCGCCGCGTCGCCCATGAGCACCCATTTATCGACGAGCCAGGCCTCTTCACCAGCACCAAACGCCCACACCCTCCCCTCGTAGCGGTCATCTTGTGTATCGATGCCGCCCATCAGGACCAGACCGCGGGCCGGCACCTGACTGAACACCTCACGGCGTAGATAGAGGTTCTCCCAATCGACTTTCTCGCCTTGATCGTCCTCCCACGTCTCTCCCAGCGTGGTGTTGACGAAGGCGATCAGGTTCTCTCGGTTCTCCTTGACCTTGTCGAACTCCAGCACCATTTCCAACCAGGTTGTAAACGTGCTGTAGGCCGTCCAGATGTGAAAGCTGACAATGCGCGGTGCCGGCCTGGCCTCGCCGTCCGAGCCGGACCAGTCCATGCCGTCCCGCGTCCACAGCCCGGACCGTTCGCATATCCACCGGCCGCGGTGCGCGGCTTCGACCATCTCGTGGTACTGGACGACGCATGCGTTGTGTTCACATGCATACCAAGCGCTGGATACCTCCCCATGTGAGTCCCGCTCCCACTTGATGCCGAACTCACAGTCCTTGCCGCCCCACTTCAGGTGCTGCTCTTCGCCGCAATGCGGGCAAGGGATATTGAATCGCAGGAGGTAAGGCGACTCCTCCTCTGCCTTCTCGATCTGGCAGGTGCCTTTGATCTTCGGTGTGGAACCACGAATCGACTTGGGAAACGTCGCCCCCTCCAGACGTTTGTCGCCAAGAAACGTCGGGGCACCTTCACCCTCGACGTTCTGCTCAAACTTCGACAGTTCGTCGTAGATGACCTCATCGGCAGAAATCCGGCGATAGTTGCGACTGGCCTTGCCGCCGCGGCACCAGAACATTTTCTTGTTCAGGAAGCGCTTTGAGGTCAGCGAGCTGTCGCGGTGCTTCTTGCCATACCAGGGCGCCAGGTCCAGCAGCGTCGGCACATCCCGAACCATGGGTTCGAAGTCCTGCTTCATCAACTCTTCGGCGTCGTCGTCGGTCGGCGAGTAGGCCACCACACTCCGGCGCTTGTGCTGAATCTTGTAGGCGACATTCGCCATGAGCATCTTGGTGTAGCCGACACGAGCCGACTTGCGCAGGTTCACGACACGGATCAGGTCGTTTCCCATGCTGTTCAACAGCGCGACCTGAAACGGAGCGGTTTCCCACTTCCCTTCTTGGTAGGTCGCCTCGGATGAAAGGTAGAAATTGCTGTCCGCCCAGGTCACCGCCGTCATCGGCGGCTCTTTGTACAGCGCCTGCAAGGCAGCCTTGACCGCCCTTTTAAGCTCAGTCATCCAGGCTGGCAAAGTACTCATCAAGAATTTCCGGTAGCTGTTCGCCCAGTTCTGCAGCGATGTTTCGTGCGGTGGCGACCTCGCGCTGGATTCCCTCAACATGGCGAACTTCGATGTCAGGGTGCTTGCGCTTCACCTTCAGCGCCACGGTGTCGAGGATCGATCCGACCTGGGCCGCAAGACGACCCAGGGCAAATGTGCAGAACTCGACGGGGACCAGCGTCCGGTCGGCCACTTCGTTCTTTTTCTCTTGGGCGACCCTCTGGGCAGCGGTCAGGCCCTGGCGCTCGACCATCAACTTGTACTCGATGAGTGGGTCGATACCTTCGGTGCCCTGGGCGGCCTCTGCTTTTTGCTCGGCCAGGGCCAAGCGGTTGTCGAGGACAGAGCGCACGTCGTAGAAGTTTTCGCGCCCGATGCGAGCCACCGGCTCAACTTTCCACTTATCGAACGCCTGCACGGTGATGCCAAGGCTGGCGGCCATGCTGGTTTTGTTTAGCCAGTGAGGTTTCGGCTCCATATGCCTCCTCCATTTGCGAGGCTGGGAGCTGCCACGGGCCGGTTGGTGTTTAGTTGGTGTATCCGGGGGTCAGGTTGGTGCTTTTTTTCGGCAAAACCCCTCTAATCCGGGACTTTCAGGGCATCAACAAAACAACAACCAACCCCCCTTTAAAAAATTCATACGTAGTGGGCGACCGGTGCTCGAATTACCCCCAAGCCCCGGGGTGGGGGGGAAGTACCTTAATTGCTGAGGTCACCGGCGCCTGGTGGCGCGAGCTCGGTCGAAAGCCAGCGTGAACTGCCGTTCGAGCTCAGCATCAGCAGTCCGCTGGGCGATACCGAAGAAGTCGAGCGCCTGGCTGTAACCAGGCCGTCCAACGAATGCGAGCAGGATGTGCATCTGATCCCGTCGCTTGCCAGTGCGCTCGGCGATGCCAATGGCCTCTCGACCTCGCCTCATCACGAAGTAGCGAGTCCGGTTGCCGACGCTTCGCCGGCTATCCGTGCTGTTCTAGTGCCGATCACCCTGGGCGCCGAGCCCGGAGAGGATCTTCTGCAACTGGCCTCGACCCACGTTGCCGTACCGATCGAGCTTCATGCCCTTGCCAGGTACAACGAACTTGCCAGGTGGCAGGATGCCTCTGGCCTTGAGCAGCGCCTCGCTGCGCTTGTCGTTCCGTGGGCCACCGTAAACTTCGGGGGTAAGCCAACGGCTGGCCGGTGCCGCGCCGTCCGCCTCATCCTTGATCCACACCCTTGCCTCCAGCCGCTGCTTGGTCGCCGGTATCAGGCGCAGCGCGTCGAGCGTGTGAGGGGTTGGCCGGTCGAAGACCGTGGGCATTGCCGTCTCGATAGCCTGCTTTGCCAGCTTGGCAGTCTCGGTCAGGGCCAGGGCCGTGGCGAAGGGCAGTTGGTTGCGCTCGAGGTCCGTCAGGTCAGCCAGGCCATCGGCCAGGCCGCTTGCCTGCAGCTTGAACATTCGTCACCTGCGATACCAGTTCAGTTGATAGCACCGGGCCTCACCTGGCACGCTGTCTATTGGCCAGCGCAGGCACTGCAAGTAGCGGCGCTCAGGTCGCGTTGGGCTGGTCCTGACTGACTGGATCATGTAGACGGACCCACCAGAAGTGGTGATGTAATCACCGGCCGAGATACCTTCAGCGCCATCGATGTACAACTTGCAGGGCGTGTACGGCTGTTTTGTCCTTGGCATCGTTACCACCATGTGCGCCACGATTTGAAGCATTAGAAAACGTGGCGCAACTCAGTCAACTTTCATGATGCGAGCCACGTTGCCCCGCGCTCGCCACACCAACACCGCCGCCAGGAAGTAGAACGCCGCATTGAACCATGAGGCGTTCGGATACACACCGTGCAGTACGATCGGGGCCACGAGGCTAATGCACTGCATGCCCGTGATCGAGCAGGCCGCCCAGGCCATTAAAGACATGGCGAACTTGTACCTGGTGTCCGGCAACGGCCGGTAGCGCAGGCCAATCATGAAAAAGATGGCGGCGCAGAACGCAGCCTGAAGAATGGCAGCCATTCAACCCTCCTTTCGAGTCCGTAGACGAACGACCCATTGCAACCAGCTCGGCATGCGCCCGGTCTCCATCCATTCCAGCAAGCCGGAGAACGTAACCACACAGAGCACACCACAGACGAACGCACTGAAGCCGGCAGTCTGAGTCCAAGTCCTGCCCATCATCTCTGCTGCACCGAAGTAGCCACCGATCCAACCCGCAAGCAGGTAGCCGACGCGGCGCCAGGTGCTGATGTCCTTGGCAAAGACCACATAGAAGAAAGCCCCACCGAACGCGCCGACGAGGGCGGCAAGATCCAGCTGGGGGAATGCAGCACCCAGGCCGACGCTTGCAAGCACGCCGGTCACTGCGAGGGCGCCGGTACTTGGCTCAGCCATAAGCACTACTCCATCAACGAAAAAGCCCAGCACGGTGGCTGGGCTCTGGAAAGCAAAAAGCCCATCTCGGAGACGGGCTTTGCACGCGGAAAAACCGCAAAGTAACTGAAATTTATAGTTCGTCCCCGGCCTTGTCAAGCAGCCTGACGGCGAACATCCAGAGCTCCGTCTATCCAGGCAATGCCGGCCTTCCAAAGCTGCCGAGTCTTCTCCTCGCCAAACCCCATTTTCTTGCCACCGTCGATCAGCGCCTTGTCACGGGCTGTGTAGTACTTCATCAGCACCTGGCCGCATTCTGGATAGCGCTTAATGCGGCGGCCCATCAGACCATCAATCATCAACGCATCGTCGTCGGTGATCATCGGCATGTGGAGCGTATTCTCGCGGGACGCACAGCACGACACACCGGAGCCCAGGACGACCCAGCGCCCCCAGTGTTCCAGCAGGTCCTCGGCAGTGCGCTCGGTAAAGTTCAGTGTTCTGGCCATCGTTCAATCCCCTGTGTAATTCGTGCCGCCGGCGCCGCGACGGTTGTTCTGCTCGTATTGAGCCCCTGGCCCACTGGCCTGGGGCTTGTTCAACTGTTCAATTCGTTTGTCAGCCGCTTGCAGCTTCAGGCTGAGCTGGATTACCAGCTCTTCCAGCGGCAATGCCTCGCCGGTTTCTGCCGATCCCCATCCCGAGGCATTGCAGGCGGTGCAGGCCATCTCGAAAAACAAGCCCTTGGTCACCGCCCGACCACGACACGTCGGGCACCGAGCCAGGCCGATCGCCTGCTTAAGGAATGACGGGCCGTGGCTTTTGATCATGCGGACACCCCGACAGGTTGCTTTATCGCCTGCTGTGCTGGCTCGAAGTCACCGCGCAGAGGCATCAGATGGCGCGGGTCGACCAACTCCCAGCCCCTGTATCCGGTTTCTGAAAGCAATCCATCACCAACGACTATCCAACCAGGGGAGCCTGCAGCGTTCCGGGCCCTACAGCCGTCACAAGGATCAACAAATGTGCTGATCGCTTCCTCGACCAGGTACTCAACCAGCTCGCATACCTTCCCAATGTTGCCCTGGACCTTGAGTGCGCCGACGATCAGCGCCAGATCGCCCGGTTTGAACTGGTGACTCATCGGATACTCCTCGCCCCGTCCACGGAAAATCGAATCCCCTTCGCCCTGGCGACGGCAATTTCCTCATCTATCACCCTATCCAAGTCGCTAACCCATGGGCCGGTGGAGCTATGAACGATCCGGAGCGAATGAATGCGGAACCATTGGTACCGCTCTGCATCCCTGCGCAGCGCCTCGTTCTCGGCAATCAGTGCCAGCACAACGTCAGGGTTGGCAGCATCGTCATAGGCGACCTCGGCCGAACTCCAGGCATCAGCCAGCTCGTCGCCTCCGTGCTCGCACAGAGCCGCATAAGATTGCTTCACCGCTTCAGCCGTGCGCTTCAACTCGGCGACGTCGACGGTGGCAGCCAGCACCGGCTTCTCGGTCTTTTCGCTCATTTGGAATCCTCGCCTATGGTTGTTTCCTGAATCACGTCGCAGCCCTTGCCAGACAAGACTTTCAGGCCATTATCGGAATCTGCGTTTCTACCCTCCTTCCACCCATGGATAACGTCAAAACCCTGGGTATCTAGAAAGGCGTGCCACTGCTCAAGGGCTGCGCGCTTGCGCTCCTCGGCGGTGGTCTGGATGTAGGCCTGGACGTTGTGGCCCATCGCGTGGTTGATCAGCAGTTCGCCAATCAGGAAGTCGATGCCCTGCTCCGCCCAGCATGTCCTGGCCAGCTTGCGCAGGTCGTGGCTCGTCCACTGGCCCTGGCCCAAGCGCGTGAACACGTCGGCGGCCTGCTTCTCACTGATGCACTGGCCGGCCTTCGCTGGGAAGAGGTACTGACCGGTGTAGCCGCGCTCCCGCTGCGCATTGCGGTACCAGGTCAGCAGCGCGCACACCTGCTCGGTCAGCGGCAGCGAGTGCTCGGCACGAGTCTTCGTGTTCTCGGCCGGGATATGCCAGTTACGCACTGCCAGGCTGATATGCGACCACTGGGCCATCCGGGTTTCGCCGACGCGGTTGCCGTGGCACAACATGAGCAACGCCAGCATCGCATCGGCAGGGTTCTCACCGAGCACCTGGGCCAGTTGCTCGAGCAGGTCCCCGATTTGCACGCCACGCAGCCGCGCCGCCCGGGCCCGGATCCTGGCCTTGGTGAAGTCGCTGAAGCGGATACCGGCCAGCGGGTTGCTCGGGATCATGCCGAGGCCGTGGGCCTTTCGGAACGCGTCGACCAGCAGGCCAAACACCAGACGCACATACTCGAGCGACAGGGTTTCCTGCATCGGCCAGATGAGCTGCGTGTCCAGCGTGCTCCGGCTCACGTCGGCGAGGGTCAAGGAACCCACCCGAGGCACAAGGTGGCAGGCAATCGCTGACCTGGCCGTGGCCCGGCGCTTCGGCGACAGGCTCCGGTTTCGATCGAGGCGATCGGCGAACCAGTTCAGCAGGTCACCGACCGTTTCCCAGCCAGACACCGCAGCTTTCCCGTCATCGAGCAGTCTCTGGCGAACGTCTGGCAACGCGGCGATCACTGCCTTGGCAGACTGTTCGGGGTATGCACCGATCTTCTTCCACTGCCCGCGCACAACAAGGTACCAGGTGCCGCGAGGCCGAGCCTCGGTGAAGCGAAAGCGCAGGCCAGGGTGCCGTGGGTCGCGCAACTTCACAGAAGAGCGGTCTTCGGCACGCCGGCGCAACTCGGCGTCCGAGAACGAGACAATCAGGGTCTGGCTCATGCTGCCGCCCTCGTCGGTGGCTGAAGCATGTATGAGCGAATCGCCTCGATCGCGTCGATGTGCCCGCGACATACGATTGCCAGATAGCCCTGCTCAGTCAGCGCTTGCAGGTAAGCGTCCTGGGCTGGCGACACTGCGGCGTCGTACGGCGGCTTCGCCTTGAACTCGATGTACAACCCGAAATACCCGCCACGAGCCATCGGCAGCACGAGGTCGGGGACACCAGCCCTCACGCCCTGTTTCTTCAGCTCGATTGCCACCTGCTTGTGCCGATGCCCACCATTCGGGACGTGGTAGATCAGCTTGGCGGCCTGGGGATAGCGGACCGCTATCTCCATCATCAGGGCGGCCTGCTCCATGCCCTCTCGGTCGATTTTCTTGGCACGCACCGGCTTGGCACCATAGACACTCAGTCGCGCCTTCACGCCTTCACCAGCCCTTCCCGGACCAGATGGTCATGGGTACGCATGACGCCTTCGGCATGCAGGAGACGAGCCTCGTCACGGCTGATGGCGTGATGTCGACCATCGATCGCGTCGTGACAGGAGCTGCATGCCCAGGCACCCTGCAGGTCATTTGGCTTCGAGCCAACGCCGCAGGTGCCGGCGAGACGGTAGTGGGCGAGCACTACGGTTTCAGGGTTGCCGTTGCAGACGCCCGGGATGCGCACCTGGCACTCCCGGCCGCGCGCGGCTTTGGTCAGTTTCGATTGCCGCATGGGCTTTCCTCTCCGTGGAGGTCGATGACTTGATATGCGCTAGGCCTTTACTGCCGACCATGGGCCTTGGCCAGGTCTTCGTCGTGGTAGAGCGCGACTGGTTTCTGCGCCTTGCCCGCGAGCCCGAATAGGTCAGATCGGCAGTAAAGGGCGTATCGGTATTCGGCGAGGTCAGGCTTGAGCATGGTGAGCCCTCCCGGCTCGCAAGGCGGCAAGCGCGGCACGACCGACCTCGGGGGTTGAACGGGATTTCACTTCCGCAGGCAGCGCCAAGGGCATCTTCAGCAGCGGCTGACCGGCAGCCAGGCGGCGGGTAGCGCTTGCATAGTTCCGCTCGAACAGCTTCGCGCCCAGGTCACGAGCCAAGGTGTTCAGGTTCTCGAAGCCGCACTCCTTGGCCGCATGCCAGACGGCGTCATGGCTCCACTCGGCACGACCAGCCATTGCCGGGTGGGCATTCCGGCAGGCCTCGCGGAAAGCAGCGGCCAGCGGCGGCAGGCCAAGCATCTCCGGCGAGGGATGGCACCACTCGATGAACGTGCCAGGGGACGGAATGAAGTCCTTGCTCAGTTGCCTCGCGCGCATCAGGCCGAACTGCAACTGTTCGGGGCGATTGATGCCGGCCTCGAAGAATGCAAGGAGCCACTGCTTCTTGGCGGCCTTGTACGTCGCCATGTCGGGCCAGGCCTGCCGCCAGGCGCTGCAGGTCGTGCGTAGATCGCGAAACAGGCCGTTGATCACAGTGGCAGTCTGGCGGCCCAGCTCTTCGCGGACGTTGTCGGGGAGCGACTCGTCGGCGGCGATGTACTGGCCAGTCTGAACCTTGGCCCACAGGCCGTGAGCGATGGTGATGGCCTGGGTCATGAAGTACCCCCTTGAAGCCAAGTGGTGTCGTCGTCATCGAATTCCCCGTGCGCCTCGGAGGGTCGCAAGCGGACAACCTTCGCGCCCTGAGCGATATCGCGCCTAACCCAGCCAACCAGGGCGGCCACCCACTGAGGCTCGGTCTGTACCAAACCCTTGGCGGCGTGATGCACAACAAATCCAGAAATGGCCTCGGGAGTGAACTGGCTGGCCGCCAGGCCTGAGCGCTTCGCGTAAGCCTCGAGCAGCATCGGGTCTGGCGCCCATTCCAGTGTCATTTCGAACGGCTCGCGCGGTGAGGGTGTATTACTTCCCTTCCCTTCCCCTTCCTTTCCGGGGGTGAGGCCTACGCTATTGGTCGGCGAACCATCGTCAACTTCTCGGGGAGTGCTCGTAGAGCGCTCGACGAATGAGGGGTGCTTGTAGGTGGGCTTGTCGATCTTCTGGTGAGCCCAGCCGTTGACGTGCAGGTACTGCTTCGCCGAGGACTCGTAGAGCGTGATCAAGTCGTTCGACTGTAGCTCGTCGAGCAAGGCGTCGACCTCGGCAGTGATGATGTCATCACCAGGGAAGATCAGAGCCTTGATGGTTTTCGCGGACAGCGGGTGATTGCCCGCGTCATCACAGAAGTTCCAGATGCCAATGAACAGTAGGCGAGCCATCGGAGAGCACTCCATGACCTGCTCGCTGGTCCAGAACTCGGGCTTGATGGTGCGGATACGGGCCATTACCTCGGCCCTCCGCCAGGAGAAACCTGGCGCGACAGGTTCAGCGCATCACAGATGCCTGACGCGACAGCGGTATTGCTTGCGTCGTAATGGATGTGCATAATCGACCTCGTTGATGTGTTGAAGAGACCGCCCTGCCAGGCGGTTTTTTTATGCCTCGATTTCAGGTGATGTAGGTGTCCGGTGCATCCGTGGTAGCTTTTTGCTTCCCAACGAAAAGGCCTCGGAGGCCGGACATATGAGCAGAGAGTTCTATTACCCGTCGGAATGGGCGCGATGCCTGGATGCCCAGGAAAACAACCTCGCCACAGGCGTGACGCCCAGATGGGAGAGCGGAAGGAACGGCCAAGCACTTCGTATGGCGCTCGGCTTTTACAAGCTCAGATGTTTTGCCAACCGCCTTCAAGTGAACGGGGGCGCTATCTGGGAGCGGATGAGCTGGAAAGATGCTCTGAGGATCTACTTGCTTAACAAGCATCACTGGCACCTCGATCATCTTCGGAGCATTGATCGGGACGAGGATTTTCTATTTCTGCTTCATGATGACCTGGTTGCGATGAGGCTGAATAAGGAAGAGGCTGACCCTGTTCGTCAGTGGACTGGTCACCTTGGCTCTCGAGATGAATACGAGCAGCACTTCCAGGATGCTGAGTAAGCGCGGCGACACGAGCAACTGCCCCCTCCCAATAAGCCGCTTCGGCTCGATGCCAGGCGGCTTTTTCCTCTCTGGAGGTTTCGAGAGGCCAAAGCAGTATTGGAAAATGCCTGCCGTCAAGAACAGCGATACCGGCAAGAATTTCAGCGGCAGCTACTTCTGGTTTGCCAGTGGCGCGTGCAGCTATTGCTCGCAGAGCTATTTCACGATCACGACGATTCATTCAGGCCACCTTCACTGATGCTTTCAGGGTTGCCAGCGCCTCTTCGGTGTGGGCAATTTCTTTCAGAACTCGAGCGCGCTCGACCTGGTCGACACGGCCGTCAGCCATCGCGCTATGCGTCTCTACGGTCACCTCTGCGAACTCAAGCGCGGCGCGGGCCAGCGCAACCATGAGCGGCTTGGCCGCAGGCTTCTCACGAGGCACCAGGTCAAAACCAAACTGGTCGGCCAGTGCGAGCAGTGGGCGCATGTCCTGCGTGTGCAGCAAAATCCCGAACAGGTGCTCAATGGTCAGGTGGTGTGCATCGTTATCGGGGTTGGCGCGCTGCAGCAGGCTCACATGCGGAACCCCCATCTGGCCGGCCAG